ACACGATTGATATAACGGAATGTTTTCTTGAGATTTGGCCAATCAGAGACGATTTTACTGACCATATTGGATTTCACATTAAAATCACTTTCAAGATTATAGGCGATCGAGAAGTTGAAGTCATTGAAGAATACTTTTTTAATGAATTTCTCATTGCTGTCCTTGGCACTTTCTTTGCGTGTGAATTTGATTTTGTTTTCATTGTTGTTGGTCATATCGAGTAGTTTTTGGATAGAATTCGTACGGCAGTATTGTTCAACGAGTTCAGAGCCCATGATTTCAGCACGCAGGTCGGATTGTCGAGTTTCGCCGGTATTGGCTTTCACATAATAATGAGAAATGCGCAACATGTTAGTACCATCCATATTATCGGCTTTGAACCCACACGCGAGTAATTTTTTAACAACATTATCGTATTCCATTTTCGAGATATATTTGCCTTTTTTGGGATTAGAGCCAAAACGGATTTCCAATTCGTTGATTTTTCGGTCAGGACGAACAAGTGGATTGGTTGCTAAATAGAGGTCAATCATAGTCTCCAATTGTTTTTTAGGATTTGGTGTGTCTTCTTGTTGCATCACGGTATGTAATAAAGTGAGATATTCTTTTTATTTAGATGCAGAAGAGAAAACAATATTGTTATCAATTTTAGTGGTAGGCAATTCATAAAATGTCGAAGGATTCTGTATGAAGCGTAAACCATCACCATCTGGTTTGACAATAGATACTGAGGGGTCTGTCTTTGGATTCGTTCCACCGGTATCTCCTATAAGGAATGTAACAAAAAAAGTAAGACCTTCATTATCATTATTAAGTGGATTGAATGGTCCTCCTCTAACTATAGACACAAGTTTTCGACCACCGACGCATGTGCCTACAAAAACGATTAAAGAACTGATTGATGATTTTAAAAATAATATTGATAATCAAAAGGTTAAAAAAATCACAGATGATGTATATAGAAATGCTTATAATCATCAAAAGTCAGTTTTGGATATAATTGAGTCTCTCAAAAATGAAAAGCCGAAAACAACTCATCGATCCAAAAAAATTGATATCTATCCGAATCCTCGATATAATATGTATGTTTATAAAAGAGGTAATAGTGCTTATAAAGTTTATAATTATGAGAGGTCATCAGTTGCTGATTTTGCGATTTTGAGAGAGATAATATGGCAAAAATATGCGTATTCAATCTCTCAGACATGTAAAATGAAAGTTCCTAAGATTCAAAAATATGGACATGCGGAGAATAAATATGACAATGAACAATTCAATGAACAATTTCCATATCCTTGTTTTTTCTTGATTCAGATGAAATGGATTGATATGCCGACTTTAAAAAATTCTAAACCCAAAAAAGATTGTGAATCTCTTGCGACTCGTGTGAATAATATACAAACATGTATGGAAACGAATGGATTGCATCATAATGATTATCACCATGAAAATATATTATTAGGTGAAAATGGAGAGATTGGTGTAATTGATTTTGGGAGAAGCAATTATGAGTCTGACGTACTTGTGAATAAAAACACCTATCGTTGTGATGAAGATGGTACATTAAAAACAAATCGAACCGGAGGCCGAAAAACAAGAAAGAAAACAAATAAAAAAGAAAACAAACAAGAGATAAAAAGAAAACAAACAAGAGATAAAAAGAAAACAAACAAGAGATAAAAAGAAAACAAACAAGAAATAAAAAACACAAACAAATAAAAAATATAATAATATAATAATAGAAATTATAATCCTATTATTATGTTGTTATCGTTGGTAGCAATTGTATTTATAGTAACTGCGGGAGTAATTATTGCGTTATTGGGAATCGCATTATACAATCCCTGTAAAAATAAAGACCATAAACCATCGACGTCCCCTTTAATGGAACATATTTATCCCTAGAATCCTTATACACACACCCGAAAATAATCTGTCACCATAGAGGTAATACTGGGTCTTTCGATACGGCATATTTGTCCAGGGCGCATACAAATGGAAAGTGCGACAGGGTCAAATCGACTAATTTCCGGTAATTTTCGAGTATATTCATCCTGTTGAATGCCCATACGTTGAAGGAAATTTTTGTGGTCATCGGGAATAAGAATAAAATGAGGAGGAACCATAGAATGTTTAAGAATATTGACTTGCAAACGTTTGATATTATGGATAACAACGAAAATACCTTCTTTGTCGAATAGATAGGTTAATTTAGTAATCATAGTATCATTTGGTTCATCATTTAATATAATAATAAGTGTGTCTTTTTTCGTTAATATGCGTGATTCTGATTCAAACATATCATAAACAACCTCTTTAATTTTATTAAATTGAACAGGTTTATTGGATAACATATGTTTGACATAAACTTTAGTATCTGAATAGACAGTGGGGTCTGGATAAGAAGTATCATATTCGAGTAACATGTCAAGTTGATTTGTTTTCAACATGGAATCCACTTCAGACGCAGTAAAATTCTTGTATAGATTTGTGTTATATCCAAGAGAGCCTAAAATCTCGATTAATGTACGACGTGACTTATAAACAGTTAAAATATTCGATTGAGTTGCCATTGTTTTCTTTATAATAAGAATAGAAGATTATTCTATTTTAATTTGTTTTGGGTAGTAGTTCAATTTTTATAGAAATATAAAATATATGGCAAATTGGTTTACACCTCTACCGACAATTATGACACGTGTAAATGAATCTGTAAATGGTTCGCATTTTATCGTATTAAGAGAGAAAAATACAGGATATCCAATCATAGTGTTGAAACCGTTTGAAATGGTAAGTGAGTTTTATGATATTGACAATACTTATACAGTACCTGACCTCTTACAAACAGAAATGATACGAATTCAAGAGGATGTTCAATGGATAAAAGCCAACATTCCTGAAAGATGTCAATTTAATCCAATGTCAAAATATAGTCGGCGTTATACATGTTGTGGTTTTTTTGCCCCGATTCTTTATTATACACAAAGGGTTAAGTATGCGTCTGAAGGTGAGTTTGATGACCAAATCGATGCGTCTGAAAATACACGATTAGAATTGGGAAATGATGAAACTAAAAGCAATGACAATGGTAAAAGACCGGCATATGCCATGAGTTCAGTACCACTGAAAAAAAGAAAAATGATAATGACTGGTGGTGGGGGTAAACCTAATAATACAGATGAACAAATTATCGAACGAGCTCCCTTGTTTTATAAAACGATTTCTTCTTATGGAATGCATTACGCGATTAAACAGCCAAAAGACACGAAATCGTGGAATCATAATACGGAAGAATGGCATAATTTAAATGAATGGATAGAACCTAAAAATTCTAAATCAAATTTGCATCCAGGAACACCTTATATTTTTAATTTAATCGGTCGTGTCCCACTTCAAACAAAAGAAGGCACCAATATTTACTCAACATATCATCATATGTATGTCTATCGTGTAAGAGATAATTTCGGTAAAATCGATTATGTAATTATGGCGGATTCTTGGTGTTGGGTTACACCAGCGAATGAAGCATTGAAACGTTATGAAAATATCAGAGCAATGAAATATGCGGATTTTATAGAAGTTGTTACAAAAATCAATATGGCGAGCAAACATTTTACCTCAAATACTCAAGAATACATGGATTCTTCTGATTTTTTCATTTCAAGAATGTTTTTTGTACCTTATGGACAAGCCCTATATAGTTCAATCAATAAATCCGTTTATTTTATTCCGATGAGAAACAAAATATTGAGTAGAATTATTCAAAAACTAAATTACGTTAGGGCAAAACGTGAAATAACAAAAACATTTGGAGGAAACATATTTGGAGAAAAAGTATTTGGAGGAAAAACTAAAAAACTATCAAACCCCATAAAATATAGGAAACATAAGACACGTCGTTCAACCACGAAGTCGGTAAAAATCGAGCGGTAAGAAAAAATTGAATCTGACTACAATCATCATTGAGTGTAGCATAAACTGTTAAAAACATGAGCCTAGAAATTATTGATAGTGAACAATTAAAACTAGTTAAAACAAATTATGAAACAGGTAATCTCAATTTTGCGATAAATCATAATTATATAGTAAACAGTATATGCAAAAATGGATATTTAAAAACATTGGAATGGATTTATACTGTGTTTCCCGACATGATAAATGCACACCATGAAAATTTATTCATAGAAGCATGTAAAAATGGACATTTAAATATAGTAGAATGGTTATATAAAATCCATGGGAAAACATATCGAAACGGATATAACTATGCATGTATAAAAGGTTATTGTAATATTGTGAAATGGTTTATTAATCTTGATTCAACAATTATAGATTCATATTCTGGATTTGTGTTAGTATGTAAATATGGACATTTAAATATAGCGACACAGTTATATGAATTATATGATAGTAGCAAAATAAGTATGCATTTATTGAATAATGCGTTTATATGGTCACTATTAAAAGAAAATTATGTGATTACTGATTGGTTATTATTAATAAAACCCGACATCATTGATTATTTTGACAAATCAAAATTTCATGATAATTGTTTGGATGGCAATTTATTAGTAGTCCAATGGTATTCTATTCGAAAACCATCAATAGCAACATCATTTATAACTATCGAACTGTTAATTCAAGTATGTGAAACATGTGAAGAGAATGATACTGAAATAGTAATATGGTTATATCAAATGAATCCAACAGTTGATATAATATATAAAAATCATGCGTTATTTCGCGCTATTTGTGCAAATCGCAATGAAGAATTATTCAATTGGATTTCGAAATTAAATCCATTATATAAACCAGATAAAATGCCTATAAATATGAATAAAACAAAGATAAATATAGAGGGATATGAGAAAATATGTCCGATTTGTTATTCAAAAGAAGTTTGTCTGGAGACAAATTGTGGACATCGATTTTGCGACACATGTATAAGAAAATGGTGGGAGAATCCTTATAATCATTTCTGTCCATGTTGTAGAGAACTATTGACAGAATTTACAAGTTTCGAGCAGTTTTAATCATTCCATTTTGAATATTTGACTGAATAATAATGGCATTTAGAATACGTTTTAAGGATTCTCTCGCGCTGTCAATATTATTTTTCATGCTGTTTGCTAAATTTTGAGCAGTTTGTTCACGATGTGGGTTTTTTAATTCATCCGTCATTTGTTGTAGTTCACCGCTTAAATCAATGACTTTTTTCTCGGTTTTTAATAATATTGAACGATTTTGGTCGATTTCATGTTGGACAGGAGATAATGATTTTTGAATAATTGAATTCTGTGTGGTTTTTACACGATAACAACTATCTAAAGTTTTTCCAGTTGATTTTCCATAGAGAAATGCAAAGGCAGTATATTCAGGTTGACATTTTAATTGGTCCCAATTTTTACTAACATATGTGTATTGTTTTGTATACCATATACTTATCATTGTACATACAATCACGATTAACATTGTTATTGTATTTGTCCAAACCGCATCTAATGTTTGAATATCTAAAATATAATATCCCATACAGAATACATATCTGATATTTTTACTTATTGACCCCGTTTATGCTTTCGGTTTTTCTAATTTATATTTGCCATCAACTTTAACTAATGTTCCAATTAATCGAGTCGGTTCTTCAAAATCATATATTTCAGCGCTTCCTTTTTTCCTCAAATATTTCTTTCCTTTGATTTCAATGGTTTCCATTTTTACCTCTACACGTTTTACATTTAAATCACGATTCTCAGTAGCATCTTGTTCCAATGTAGGATAAGAAGAAAATTGGTTCGATGTTACTTTTCCAAAATCATAACATACATATTCCTCTCCTTTCACTTGATTTTTACCGCGATGAAGAGAACAATCCATTGCTGTCTCTTTCACTGCTTTCATAATTTGTCGAGTAATATCTTGTTTCATTCTTGCTATCTCATACAAATATTCATCACTAGTTATTGGTTTTTGAGTTCTTCGACTTACATCATTGCGAATTAATTCAATGTTTTTATCACTTGTTTTCTGCTCTTCGGAGAGAACTGACATATAGAAAAATACACGCACTGTTTGTAGTTCAACAGGAAGATTACGATGACTACAAATACGTCTGGCACGACCAATGACTTGTTCAATACGTACCCAATTCCAATAAGGTTCCAAAATATGTACATATCGAGTATTTTCCAAACTAATACCTTCGGCACCGGAAGCAGTAATCATAAATACTTTGATAATCTCTCCATAATAATTATTCGATGATATTTGAGT